CAGGAAGACGACCCCCCCCCCGGTGATTGATTCTCCACTATAACCTTAATGCCCACCAACACCATTCCCCTCATTTTCCAAGCAACGCACCGCATCAAGAACCTCCCCATACGGTTTTTGCATATAGAGAATATCTTTTTCAACGAATATGGGGGTTTGTTCTCCGACGTAAGCATCTTTGACATTGAAGTCGAAGAAGGTGACAGCTTCCTCCAGGTTCATGCCGTCTCTATCTTGTAGGATTTGGATACATTTGTCGGCATCGTAGACTGCTACGGTGGTTTTGGTTTGCAGTATATCTGCGGTGCCCAGGTACGCCTCTTGGAATCCGTCGGCCATTAGTAGTTTCATGTTGTCTCCTTTGTTTTGAATTATCCCACAGAGTCTTTGTCTTGGCGAAAATTTTGTCTTTATCTTGTTTATCGCTTAAAATGCCATCAAGAGACATTCAGAGATGCTTGTGCATCATGGGGGCCCTTATGGCCAAGAAGATACGGTTTGACGTTCGGTTAGATAAGGCGGCAGCGCTGCACGAGGAGGCTTCGACTACTCGGCCCTCGAAGTTGGTACGTCGCGAGGCTTTGGACGAGGCTGATTCCATAATAGAGGCAGAGGGTTCGTTGGTTGATGTGAACCGGAATGCTTCTTCTCAGATAGACGTTACTTACCTTCCTTCTCTCCACGGCATTTTCGCCAATGTTTACACGATTATTGATAGCGAGATGCGTCATTTGTCGCGTTGTTCTTCCTCGACGGGTCTAGATAATTTGCAATCCCGTCATTTTGGGGTGTTAACGCGTTCTATTTGCCAGATAGCTCAGTTGGAGATGGGGATTCGTGAGCAGAGCGAGGTTGATTCGATTCCTGACGATAAGTTGAAGGAGTTGGTTAGTCGGGCATATAAGAGGATGCACGAGGAGGGTAAATGAGTCGTTTATACGCCGAGGCCGAGTCTCACTTACAGGGTCGTTTCCAGGATGGGGTAACGGAGGGCGTCCCTGCTTATAATCCTGTGAAGGACGCTAAGCGGTTGCCTGTTCGGATTCGCAAGGCTGACGAGGGGGACATCAGTTTCATTTATTCCAGTTGGTTAAAGAGTTATGCAGCCCAGAACAAGGACCAGCCAAAGATTACGGTGTACAAGATGCACCGCGAGGTAGTTAGCCGGTTATTGGAGGATGGTATAACCTTGGTGGCTTGTATGGAGGATAACCCTGACCAGGTGCTTGGTTGGCTTTGTGCCCAGCGGATACCTAAGTTCCTCATTCTTCATTATTGTTACGTGAAGGCCCCCTTTCGCCGTTTTGGTTTGGCTCGTTCTTTGGTTGATGCTTTTGAGTACCGTTCGGGTGAGCCGGTTGCGCTTTCTCACAAGGGGTATGTTTGCAAAGACTTGAAGGGTCGTTATGAGTTTTTATATGTTCCGCATCTTCAGCAAGAGGGTGCTTTGACACACATGAAGGAGATATACGATGCGCGTTCTGTCGATGCAGTTAACGGTTAATGCTAGGCCATTATTGAATAGCACTTTTATTAGGACGGACCTTCCCGGCCATGAGTCTTTCTCTATGGAGCTGGTGAATGACACGATTCGGGTAACACATCGCGAGAAGGGGGTTTTCATTCTCCCCATGTCGTCTGTCTCCTGGTATGTTTTGGACCCTGCGGCGACTGTTCCGGCTCGTCGTGGTCGTCCTCGTAAGAAGGAGGCTATTGCTGCGGCATGAGTCAGGGGGATTACGATGCCCGCGCCTTGATGCGCGAATATGTTAAGCGGTTTGGTGAGCTACCCAAATCTGATGCCGAGTCTTTGCCTGAGCGAACGTTTCGCTGGAAGGAAGACTTATTTGAGTATCAGATTAAGTTCATTGAGGACCCTTCACATTTCAAGACGGCGTTGTGTTCTCGTCGGTCTGGGAAGACGTATGCCTGTTGCTACTATCTTATTGAGATAGCGACACGGCACCCGGATTGCCTTTGCGCTTATATTGGCTTGTCTCGCCGGAGTGCGAAGCGGTTGATGTGGCAGGAGATGAAGCGGGCCAATAGGAAGTACTCTCTTGGGATTCGCTTTAATAATTCGGAGCTTGTGGCGACTTTCAAGAATGGTTCTCAGATAATCCTAACGGGGGCAAATGATGAGGCTGACATCGATAAGTTGCGGGGTTCGACTTACCGTCTTGTTATTCTTGATGAGGCGGCGAGCTTTGGCCCCCATATGGATGCCCTTGTGGAAGAGGTACTTGAGCCCGCGTTGATTGACCATAATGGCACCTTGGCCATGATTGGAACGCCCTCTGCTGCTTGTTCTGGCTTGTTTTACCGGGCCACCACCGAGGCAGACTTTGGTTATACCAATCATCATTGGACGATATTAGAGAACCCGCACATCCCCCATGCTAAGGACTGGCTTGACCGCCGAATGAAGCAGAAGGGGTGGCAGGACGATAATCCGATTTATCAGCGTGAGTGGCGTGGCCGCTGGATACGCAGTAATGACTCGATTGTTTACAAATATTCGGAAGAGAAGAATATAACGAATACTTTGCCCTGGGATGACCATGATTGGCAGTTCATTCTCGGGGTGGATTTAGGTTACGAAGACGCCACAGCCTTCGTTATAGGGGCTTTTTGCGAAGACTTGCCGGATTTCTACATTGTGGAGGACTTTAAAAGCAGTAAAATGCTGCCCTCGGATATTGCTGAGAAAATAAAGCGATATGACGGAGAGTACAGTTTTCGCACAATGGTTGCTGATACGGGGGGGCTTGGTAAAAGCATCGTAGAAGAATTCCGGTTTCGCCATGGCTTACCCATCAGGGCTGCGGAGAAGCGGAATAAGCTAAGTTACATCGAACTGATGAATTCTGATTTAGCTGCTGGCAGGATAAAGGTCCTTGAGGGCTGTGGTGTTTTGGGCGAATGGCGGTTGCTGCAATGGGATGAAGACCGGCGAAAAGAAGACGGTCGGTTTGAGAATCACCTTGCAGATGCCGCCCTGTATGCTTGGCGTGAGTCCAGGCATTACGCGAGTGTTGCGCGGGAGACTGAGCCCGTGTTTGGTTCTGATGAGTATTATAATTTGGAAGCTGCACAGATAGAGCAGAGAAAAGTTGCACAACTAGAAGAAGGTAAGGGGAGGTCATGGTGGGAGAGTATACAGCATTAGACAATGACATAGTTGAACTGGTCATATTCCTGAAGAAGCATGGGGTCAGGCACTTCATCCTGGCCGATGGGGTGGTTGATATTGCGTTTCAGTCTGGGCCATTTCCGGCCTCTGCATATGACCACGCCAATAGTGACAGCACATTTTCGGATGAAACATCGAGTTACAATAAGGACAAGAACTAATGTATTTAGCTAAGGAATTCTGGTGGCAGAAAGAGGGCGATGTTCACGAAGATGTGTTCTCTGTGGTCCATGCGCTTGAGGAGGACCAGAACTACCGTGCTGAGGATAACCTTAGCTGGATGCGTCTTTTCTCCAATGTGAATGTTAGTGGCCTTTCTTCTGCCAACTATGCCCAGCGGTCAAGTTCTCGTGTGGAGGATGTGACTCTCAACGTCGTTAACTCGATGTGTGAGACTGTCACGAGCGAGATTACTCAGAACTTCCCGAAGATTACCTTTCTGACCACTGGTGGCAATTGGTCCATGAAGAGGAAGGCGAAGCTGCTTGATAAGTTTGTGAATGGGCAGTTTTACGCCACCGACATCTACAATGTGGCCAGTGACGTATTCCGTGATGCCACGGTCTTCGGTACGGGGGCCATGAAGATATATTCCGACGGGGACAAACTTGTTGTTGACCGTATTTTCCCGAATGAACTCTACGTTGATGACGCTGACAGCTTCTACGGGAAGCCTCGTCAGATGTTCCAGAAGAAGATTGTCTCCCGTGAAGTTCTATTGGCTGCCTATCCTGACTTTGAGGAGTCGATTCTCAACACCGCGAAGGCCGAGATTAGGAATTCTGCCGAGAGCCGAGTCTCTAATCAGGTTGAGTGCATTGAGTCCTGGCACTTGCCGAGCCGGGAGGGTGCCTCCGATGGGCGGCACTGTATCTGTCTGGACAATGTGACCTTGCTTGATGAGCCCTATGAGAAGGATTTCTTTCCCTTCGTATTCATGCGGTGGACCAAAAACCTTTTGGGGTTCTGGGGCCAGGGTCTTTCGGAGAAGTTGCTTGGATTGCAGGTCCAGATAAACAAGCGGCTTAACCAGATTGCCCTTCAGATGGATATGCTCACACCCTCTGTTTATCTTGAGCAGGGTTCAAAAATCGTGAAATCTCATATGACCAATGAGGTTGGTTCTATCGTTGAGTACACGGGGACTATGCCAAAGGTTCATGTGCCTCAGACGGTCAGCGGTGAGATATTTACCCACCTGGACCGCCTTTATGCGCGGGCCTATGAGATTGCTGGCATCTCTGAAATGTCTGCTCAGGCAAAGAAGCCGACCGGCCTTGATTCTGGGGTGGCGCTTCGTGAATTCTCGGATATTCAGTCCAAGCGGTTCATGCAGGTTGCCCGGGCCTATGAGGATATGTTCCTCCAGGCTGGCCGCCAGATGGTTGAGGTTGCCCGTGAAATTGTGGCCGCTGGTGGTGAGTATAAGGTTATCAGCCTTGGGGATAAGAGCATTGAGCAGATAGATTGGAAGGAGATTAATCTTAAAGAAGACCAGTACGTCATGAAGATTTATCCGACCAACTTACTCTCCTCTACCCCCGCCGCGAAGTTGCAAACGATTCAAGAGATGACCCAGGCAGGGCTTTTGAGTGCTTCGGAGGGTCGCGGGTTGCTGAATTACCCCGATTTGGAGTCTGTTAACCAATTGGCCACTGCTTTCATTGATGACGTGGACCTTTTGATTGAGCAAATGCTTGAAAAGGGGCTGTATCATCCCCCGGAAGCATATTCTAACCTCCCGTTTGCAATTGAGCGTATTCAATCGGCATATTTACGGGCCAAAATCGAGGATGCTCCTGAAGAGAACCTTGAACTGCTCCGCAGGTATGTTGATGAGGCGATTCGGGTTCTTCAAACCAAGCAAATGGAGGAGCAGGCCGCGCAGGTGGCTATGGCTCCGCAGGGAGCGGCTCCCCCTGCTCAGGGTGCCCTGCCTGAAGAGGGCGGTTTAGAGCCGGGTGGCTTAGAACCGGGTGCATTACCCCCCGAAGCTGCTGGAGCTCTGGGGGATTTTCAAGAAATAATCACACAAGGAGAGAATTAATGACGGAAGCACAGGCAATTGTTAGCGAAGAGATGACTCAACCCTCCGGGGGCGAAAATGAATCTAATTCGGAAGCTGCTATCGCGGAGAGTTTGGCAAAAACAGCGCAAAAACCGGCTGAAAATGGAAGTCCAGTCGTGGAACAGATTGCGTCAGATCGCGACAGGGATGATTTCGCCCGAAACTTCGCAAATCTCGCCCGACAAGAGGCAAGATTGCGAGGAGAGCGGGACGAATTTAATCAAAGAAGAAATAATACCCAAGAAGTAACGCAAAAGGCCCCTGACCTTGAA